GACGAAGTAACCGATGCGATTCGCAAGCAATTGGTCAGAGACGGCATTAACTTCTCTTACTGGGTCCGAATGCAGTTGCGGAACCATCACCCGGTGCATGTCGAATCGAAACCGAAGCCTGCGCCTCCTCGCAACTACATGTGCAAGAATTGTTTCGGGAATCATTGGACTGCCGACTGTCCGACGCTGGAGGCTTCTGAATGAAGTACAAGGAAGCATACAATCATGCGACATCAATTATTGCTGAATTGCAAAGAGAAAACCGTAGACTAAAACAATTGGTAGCAATTGCGATTATGACAAAGGAGGAAGAGTGATGTGCGTTCAGTGTGAAACTTGCGACGAGACTTACTTCTGCAAACACAACCAACGCCTAAGCACTGGTGAAGTCGTTCGATGCGAATACAATTTTCTCTGGGTTCAATCCTGCATGCTCTGCAATCATTAGAACCAATGATTGTTTCGGATGTTTGCCCGGAAGAATTTGAAGTTTGGAATTGTTCTGCGAATCCTCGACATGTCATCATCGAATGAATCTTGAGCGGCGGCGGCTTGTCCTTGGTCGCCACCAGTCCAATACGATGACTCTGTTGGAAGACGAGCGAACGTTAAAAATCCACGTGGATTTTCTTCGAGGTACTGTTCTCGCTGGCGATTGTCTCCACGTGGAAATTCTACTGCATCGAAATATTGGCGCTCTCGATTATCTCTAACATAGAACTCCGACCAATCGAAGGAATACTCCGGCATAGCCATCACTCCAGTTGCTGGAGTTCGTAGGAGCGCTTCAATCGGTAGATGTATGCGAGTTCATCTTCAGCAAACATCCGACCCATGAGCCCGATTCTCGATGCTGGAATCTGAAGAGTGTCGGTTGGAGTTCCGTTTGTGAGTTGCACAATCTTGTAACAATACAATTTCGAGGCGGCGGTTGGTTCCTTCGAACCGAAACCACTGGAGTCAATCAGTTGGAAATAACCGGGTAATCCAAGAGTGGTGTTTGGAACATAGGTTCGAAGGTTGCCGTAAAGAATCTGCTTGAAGTCTTGATTCGTTCCGAGCATACCGGGGGCTCGAGCAGGTAAGTCAGTGAGAACATTTTGCAAATCACCTACATTGAATGGTACATCGCTGATGAATTCACAAACCATCATACGCGTACCACTACCGGGAGCACCGCCACCGCCAACCTCAGAGAGGTAAAGACCGGGGTCTTGCATCATCGTTTCAAATGTAGCAAAGGTGAGGTCTTGCTGTGCAAAGCCTGCAAGATCGATGTCGTTCTGAATAAAGCATCCATTGCCACTCAGGGGAGTCCATCCATCGGCTGCATCAATAGCAGCTGCACCGACAGTAGTAGACAAGCGGGGGAACATAACCATTAGAGTTTCATTGCGGTCCATAGTATCACTTCAGAATTTACTTCTTTTTGGTAAGTCGATGAGCCTCTCGTTGTGCTCGTTTGAATCCGTTCTTAGCCCATGCTCCGGATTTGAGTTTGTACTTTCCAGCGATGCGCTTGAAGTTTCGGCCGTACCGCTTACTGTAATCTGAAGCCTTGCGCTTCGCTTTCCTTTCGGCAGGCGCAGCCATTTGACTAACCGGGCCAGCGATATCAGTAGGGACGCCAGCACTTTCAAGCAACTCCTTGAGCAACTTGCATGTTTCGCAAGCCATTAGTCTCAACTCTCTGCTGTCGATTGGATAGCAATTGCAACCCAGTCCTTTTGTCCGAGTTTGACAACACGGCACTTGATACGAGCAGTGACAGCAACCGGGGCAAATGTAGCAGCACCATCAACACCAGTCTGTAGGTAAAGTGAATCGTTGACTACCATGAAGGCTTCACTGAGTGCAGCAGGGCCAAAGTTGTCGGGGTAAATATCAGACATGTGTGAAGCGATGTTGTTTGCTTGGTCGATAATCAATGCTCCCGATGCAACCAGAGAATGATTATCAGCACGAACAAAGCCAGTGCCCGGATTTAAATCAGTAAGTTGAGTTGTGATTGCACCGTTACCAGCAAGCATCACAGTAACATCTCCACCGAAGTCTAGCCCGGCTTGATGGATGAAGTCACACGATTCGATTGCTATCGCTTGCCCCGACGGGACATTTACATAGGCTGAAAGGTCTACAGTGCCAGTAAATCGGGTTCCTGCTGCACTTCCAGCAGGGATAGTCACAGTTTCAGTCAGGTAAAAGGAGCCAGTCTTTGCGGTCGCCATGGAACTTCCATACATTGACAGTCTATAAAGAGCGAACATGTTCGCCCCTGCACATCACTTCAATCTTCTAGATTGGGCACGCCGGAAGCCGCAGGCTTCTATTAGTCCCCCCAGCACACCCACCCCATGTTTAGTTCACCTATTTAGGCATATCTTTCATGCGTACATACTTATAGTAGGGGTTCTTAGGAGTTTCATGGCTGACGAACCATTACAGACCGATGTTTACTTGACGAAAGAACAAATTGAGTGGGTCAAATTAGCGATTCATCGTGACATGGTGTACCAAGACGAGACAGAACCGACCGATTGGAAGTACAATGTTATGGAGAGATTGAATTATGCAACTAACAAATTTAAGTTCTGCAAAGAATGTTGGACGCATTGGGTCGCTCGATGGTCCGATGACACTCACACATGCCCGCCAAAGGAGGAAGAGTGTACATGCTCCCCAATTTCAGGTGTAGATGCTGAATGCAAATTTTGTTTGGAGGAGGAGTGATGCCAAACCGTACCATTAGCCTCGACGAAGTAACCGATGCGATTCGCAAGCAATTGGTCAGAGACGGCATTAACTTCTCTTACTGGGTCCGAATGCAGTTGCGGAACCATCACCCGGTGCAT